AGTATCGGTTCCTGCAACCTCAATATCTTCTTGTTCTTCAACGACTTCACTATGCGGTGCTCCACCTATATCGTATCCGATTCTTCCACCTTGAGCTAAATTTTCTCTCAGCCATTTTGGAGCAAATTCTTCTAAGGATAAAGTTCCTCCTCCATTTATATAAGCTCTCCACTCGTTCATAAAGATTTCCATAAGATGTGGATCACCCATTTCGAGTGCCGTTTGTCCTTCAATATCTGGCATCTGATCTACAGGTAATGATTCAACTTCTTTTCCAGTTCGATACCCAATCCTTCCACCTTGAGCCATTTCTTGTTCTCTAATTTCTTCTTCTTCGATCACATCCGCTGTTTCTTTAACATCCGGAGAATCTTTTATTCTTCCTTGAGCCGCGATTAACATTTCCACGAGCTCTTCTTTAGTTCGTCCACGTAATTGTTCCATAGGAACACCCATGGATGATAACATTTTAATAAGTTGAATAAGTTCTTCGTCTTCTGATGCTTTTGGGACGGCTCCTGCTTGGCCCTGTAATTTCTGTGCTTGAAGCATTTGCGCCATACGCGGATCTGTTTGCTGGGCTCCTGGATTCATGCCCATGCTCCGTGGTCCGAGGTTCGGCGACATTAGTCCTTGGTTCATATTTGGATTCATATTTTGATTCATAGCACCTTGAGGCCCTGCATACAATCCTATATTTGCTTTTACTCTTCCACCTTCAGAAAACATTGGATTGTTTCTAACCATTTCTAAGGCTTCCTCTTTAGTGTCGGCATCTCCTTTGGTTANTAACCAGTCTGCCCATTCGTCTTCGAACATGCTTCGGTTCGTTAAATATTTTTGATGAGCTTCGGGATTATCTACATCAAGATCAATTTTGTCTTCTATTTTAGGTGACATGGCTCCTGCTGTCACTGCTGTAACTCCACCAACGGTCGCTGCTTTACCCCAGGGTCCCATTCTTTGCCATAGATTAGGACCTTTTCGTCCAGGTATACTTTCCCCCAATGCTACTCCTTCTGCATTAGCATCAGCTCCCATTAACCAAGGTGCAAATTTGTCCCAACCTGCTCCCCAGCCTCCTGAGCCTCCGAGTTTATCCCCCCACATTGCGGGAGCATATCTATAAGCTCCGATGCCTAAGGCTATTTTACCAAGGTCACTCTTAAGGACCTTTTTAAGTGGCTTAGTTACTGATCTAGTTATCTTGCTGAATAATCCCATATAAATTCCATTAAAATGTGTAGGCAGGTTGAAGGGAAATCCTGAAAAAACCCTGTAACTATATACTTACTTTACTTTTTTGCCTTCGTCAATGAATCTTCCACGAAAACCATGGGTCCCGTAATGGGTAATATAGGCATCTACGTTGGCATATATCTTGCCTCCGATGTCCACCCAGCGTTTGCAGAAGGCATAATCTTCCCCTAAAAAGACTCCTGTTTCAGCATTGAAATCCGTATCAAAGAAATTCCATACGTTTTCACTCGTTGACATGAGTCCGTTTACCAATTGTTTTTGTTTAATTTTTAACTTGGGATAGGCCTTCATCATCTTTTCAAAGACCTCTCGTTTAATAAGCATACATCCTGCAGGTCCGCGAATGATTTCACATAAGCCTCCCTTGCTTTCAATTTTATTTCTATTAGGAAACTCTAGGCAAAAATAATGAGGACAATCTTCTATAGGTTTACCTGATTTAGCCGCCTGTCTTCGTGCTTTATCCCAGTCAAAAACCTTCATGGGATAAGGAGTTAAAACAATATCCTTGTCGTGCGCCATCATGACCGGAATCGAAGTAGGATCAAATTCAATATCTGAATCTACAAATAACATGTGGGAACAATTAGAATTAAGGAAATCCTTAACACATAGATTTCTTCCTTGGGTAACCAAGGAGGAGTGAACCATGTGAAATTTAGTTTGAATCTTCTTATGAAAACAAATGGCTTGAAGTTCTAAGACTGATTTAACATAGGAAAGAACTAACGTTCCCATGCAAGGCGTCACTACGAATAAACTATTGGGGGTCGTAACTTGAGCTGGTTCCTCAATGAGTTTAGTTCCATCGACTGTATTTTGAGGAAAGAGTTTAGAGCCTTCTTCAAATTTATCTTCGGTTAACAACCCATCATTCAGCTTCATGAGAAATTCCTTTCGCTGCTAAAGCATTGTTTAAAAAAGCGACCCATTCTTTAATCCGTTCATCCCAATTATAAAAATGATTGAAATGTTGACGTTGGTTTTCTAGACGTTGTTGGATCTCATCGGTTGGTAAAATTCTTTTAATATAAAGGAGATGAGCTGCAAATTCTTCAGCTAGCTTTTTGGGATTGGTATCATAATTAACGTAGTAACCATAGTCTCCACAGGTTTCTGGAAGGGCTCCGAAGTTAGTGACCAGGGGAATATTTCCCGCGGCCATGGCTTCAATCGCCGAGATGCATGAAGTTTCTTCCCAGATACACGGATAAGCAAAGACATGGGTGGCCTGCATGGCATCAATAATTTCTATATTAGGTTTGTAACCTATGTAATTTACATTATCCATTTTACGTGCATGATTATAAATAGTTTCATATTGTTTTTCGTTGGCCTCTTTAAATTTATCTCCATAAAGTTGGGTAGAACTATAAACATCGAGTTGAATTTCATTGCTTACAACATGATGCATCGCTGCTAGAAGAACATTAAGTCCTCTCCAGGGCGTTGAAACATGAATAAGTCTTAAGGGTTGATCTGCTTTATATCGGGATCGTTGACGCCATTCAACTTTGGGTAAGGCGTTCTTAATAACACGACAACGACTAGTAGGAAGGTTAAAATAAAGCCTATACTTTTCAAAAGTCCAATGAGAATTAAAAATATACCAATCATACTTAATATGGTTCTCCGGTTTCGAAAACCAGGGCTGAACGTTGGGTTGATCATAAGAATTTTTTATCCATAAAATATTAAGTTTGCCTGGTTGAAGAGGCGTTTTTTCAGGGACCGATGTCGTAAGATTAATTTTTTTCCAGTAGTGTTCCGGAAGTCTTTTCTTAAGTTCATCGAACTGTAACTCGGTTCCTCCTTTAGGATCCATTGTTTAAAGTCCCACTCCCAATAACTATTTTAGGGACGGTGACTTTAACATCTCGTCTAATATGCTCTTCTTTTGTAGCTGTATTAGGATCTTTCACATCGTCCTCTGCTTCTTTATCTGACATATATTCTTTCTTCGTTTGTGTGTTCGTTAAGGTAACTTCAGTTTCACATCGATAGCGTGGAACTAGTTTTCCATCTACTTCAATCTGATCTACAAGGCTCCTGATTCTTTAAATGGCATTAGGTTCTATCCTGTTGTAATACGCTAATGGATATATTAGCACTGGTGACGGTCGTTGTAAACTTTAAAGCATCACTCTCTTCTAAAACTAAAAGAGTACTACTATCTCCCTCTAAAAATTCTACTTTAGCTGCGGCAGCATTACTGCCTGCTTTTGCATAAATAACATTCGAGGTAGCACTGGCATCATATAACGTTAAAGTCCAATCAGCAGCAGCCGATGCATGAGCATTATAAGCTGCAACAGATTTAACTAAAGCCACAGTCTCTGCGGGACAAGTATAAACCGTGGAATGTTTGTCGTTGAAACTACGTTGATACTATTTTTATATGTATTTGCCATTTCTTCTTTTCCTATAATTTACCCTAACTCATAAACAAAGTAAAGGCTTCATATTCATCGACGAGTTGTTGCTGATACGTGGTATTTAATTTTTGTACAACGGAGCCTACATTATTGGCAAGGTTTTGAACATTGTCTCGATCAAACTCGGGTCCTAATATATCGGCGATTAGTTCTGCTATTTTTGCCATGTTTCCTCCATTAAAATATAGGATATAGAGATGGGGCGCAAAAAATTTACCATTTTATCTTCGGCCGCCTGCGTGAATATCTAATCTAAACGTTCCCATTCGCCAAGTTTGTCCGGTACTTATGTTGCCTATTTTAAGAGCGATTTGTCGTGCCCGCTTACGTGTATAAACTTGAGTGGTCGCGGTCGTAACAACATAGGAAGTTGAAACAGCCGTGCTACTTGGAAAGGCTTTAGAATTTAAACGGACTTCGGCATTCCCGGTTTGAGAACCAAAGTCAGGAATGATTCGGGAGACCCTCATCATATATTCCCCATGACCTCCAATACCTTCTTGTTGACTAATATCATAATCTCCTGATTCAACATAAGCGGCAATGGCATTCGTCGTTCCATCCGTAAAAACTTCATCAGTTCCTTTTTCTTGTTGCCAATAATAACTAGCTCCATTCGAAATACCTACGACCGTAGGATTGGTTGGAGCNACANCACTCTTGAATTCAGTTGCATGAGGTTTGCTAAAAACACCTTCAATACTCCACGTTGAACGAGCTAAAGAAGAAGTCGTCCAGATTTGATTTTGAGGATTTGAATTTAAATAATTATAGGTAACAGATCGGTCAACATAACTTGAACTACTACTTGGATAAAACCAGGTAATCTCTCCGAATAAAGCGTTGACGGCCACATGAATTTGTTGATTGGCATTTACATTAATATCTTCAAAAACATAATCTTCAACCAGGCAAGGCATCAATTCCACTCGACCTCCGTTATAGCGATAGAA